TTGCAAGGTAGCACAAACAACCTGCATTTTTTGCTCTATTGAGAAAAACTATCTGATAATCACTAAGTTTATCCGCAATAGTTTTAACCTCGCAATAGACCGCCTTGCCAGTTGATTTATGGAATCCGATAATATCTGCAACTCCTCTCTCCCCAATAAACTTTCTGCCTGGGATAGACAGATTGTTGTTTCTCCAAACATAGCACCCAAGTCCTTCCAACTTAATTAATGCAAACTTTGTAATCATCCCTGCTGTGAGGTCCATGTTTATTGGTTTAAGTTTTCGTATTCTTGAATTGATTTAAATATTTGCAAAACTACTTGAGGGCAAACAGCATTACCTCCTGCCTTTATGGATTCTGTTCTCCACTTAGAAAAGGTAATAGTGTCCAATCTGTCGGAAATCCCATCATCTCCATTACAAAGTGGGGAGACAGTTGGGAAGTTTTTGAATTGTATTCCTGCCCCGTTTTCAAATATATGTTTACTAATCTTTCCTCTCTGTTGAATGTCCCATCCTTGTTTGTCATTGATTCGGGTCTGTATGCTCCCTTCCAATCCGATGCAGCAGGGGTCGGTAACATTGAATTTATTTTCTGACCCAACGAATAACCCCTTGTCTTCCCTATGCTCGGTGCATCTATCCCGTTCCCTATACTGTCTTTCCAATCCCTTGTGTTCGGTGTTGGTAGCATCCCTTTTGCTGCAAGTGTCGCAATGTTTTGTGTGTGCCTCAAGTGACTGTTTGGACTTTTGTCTGCATAAGCATCCCCTATCATTGCTGTTGGTGTCGGCAGTAATCTTGCTACATCGTTCAGTTTCGCTCCAAATCTTGTTCCCGTGTTGTCCGATGTCCGATAGAATGTCCCATTCTGACCTTGTGATATTTGGTCTATTCTTTTCGGACTTCCTTCCGTATCTGCTACACTTGGAGTAGGCAACAAACCAGATTCTATCCCTTCTATGGGGTGCGTTGACGGATACAGCTGGCAATAAATACGGGAATACTTCGTACCCTTCAGCCTCCAAGTCAGCCTGCACTTCGTGGAAAACCAACCCTCCTGACCAATTAACAAGTCCGTAAACGTTTTCGCCCACAATCCAACGTGGTTGAATTTCTTTAATCGCTCTGAGCATTTCCGGCCAGAGGTGGCGGTCATCTTCTTTTCCAAGTCGCTTCCCTGCACTTGAGTATGGTTGACAAGGGAATCCTCCTGTGAGAATATCAATTCGGTTTGCATATTTAGTAAAGTTAGATTTTTTAATGTCAGTAAATTGTTCAGCATTCGGCCAGTAATGATGTAGGACTTTTTGACCAAATTCATTCCATTCGCAATGGAACTTATTTTCCCACCCCATCCATTCTGCCGCTAAGTCAAAACCTCCGATGCCACTAAATAAAGAACCATGTGTCATCCTCTATTAATTAATTTAGTAAAGTATTCTGATACCGCCATCCGGTAGCATTGATGTTCCATGTAGTCATCATCCTTCATCTTGTTTTTGATGTCAATCTTATCTTGTCTGCTACCTTCAAACATTTTCTCATTCATAGCGGTCAAGACCTTCTCATAGGTTTCTGATGGAGTTACAATGATGTTGCCTCGCTTGTGCAAGATTTTAAACACATCAACCCCGAATACTATGTTATCCCATTGGCGAAACTTTTTGAAGCAATCAAAAGCAGTTTCTATCTTTTCATCATCTGTTACAAATCTTGGTTGCCACTTGCTTTCTTCCTTGGGTTTTATCTCATTAAGTTTCTGCATCCCATACCTTGCAAATGCCCTGAGAAGTCTATGCAGGTATAATACTGAAAAGTTCTGATACGTTTCTGCTTCCATATCCAACTTCCCCTTACTTGCCAAATCAAAAGCAAGAGTTAATTCTCCTAACTTGATGTTAGGGTATTCCTCAACGATTGACTTATACATAACAGATAGTTCCTCTTTATTCGGTATCTTATCTCCCTTGATGCCAAGTTTATGCATACCCCTTATAAGTTCATCTACCACCAAGGCAATGCTGACAGTATTTAACTTTTCAGAAGTTCTTGCATATTTAAACCTTTCCAAGTCCAGTTCCTCGGAGTCTGTCAATTTCTGAGAAGTAGTCATGGAGTTCGTTTCGTTTCTCATTATAGATGTCAAAGTTTGACTTAGTGCTTGTTCCATTGTGTTTATAGTTTTTAGAGTTTTTAATCCAGTTTCTTGATGCTGCTTGCCAGTCTTTCATCGGGTTCTTTCCTACCTTCCAACCATTGCTCTCATAGTAGTTAAAGAATCCTTCTGCTTCAGGCAATGCACCAACTTCTTCAAAATAGTTCTGTACTTGGAATAATTCGGGTTTTACAAAACCTTTCCCTTTTTGTATTTTATTTTTAATTACAACTTCATTTTCATTTTCATTTTCCATATGATTAACATATGTTAAAGATATGTTTGTCATATCTTCCTTTTTAGTTGTACTTAGTTTGTTATTCCTTCTTGATTCAGAATACCTCTTTCTCTTTTCTGCTTCCTCATGCATTCTCTTATTTATAAATCCTGCATCAGTTTTCTCAAACTTAACCCATATATATTCGTCATATGTTCCACATATGTGCATCATATCTTTCTCAGTTAATGAACCATATTGATGCTGCATACAAAGTAAAGTGATGTATTTACCTACTTGTTCGTAGGTCATTCTCCTAACCCCAGTCAGAAAATCAGATGTGTAAAATAACACCGCAGGGTCTTTTGCCATAAAAATAAAAAGGGAAACCAGGTGTAGTGTGTTTACCCGATTCCCCATTTATGTCTGTAATTACAAACAAGCATCTGCACACTACCTCAAATGCTTGTCTACTTTGCGAAGATACAAAACTATTCATTATTGGTATCTTTTTTCTTTACTCTTACCGCATAGGTTTTGCCATCAAGTCTGCTTATTACCTTCCTGCCTACCTGCCTCAAGTCTGAAATCTTGTTCGGAGGATATCCCATAAAATTGCAAACGCACTTACCTGACCGATATGTAACCGCTTTCTTCTTCCTTTCTTCTATGTCCTCAATGGAAAGGTCATAAACCAAATACTCAACCGCATTCTCTAAATGATATGTTATGTCCTTCAAAACCTTGTTTTTAATAGTGATAAGATAGATGCACCAATGTAAAAGCAGATTGCTAATGGTACTGAAAAAACAAAAAAGTAAACAATTTTGATTAGTTTCATAAGTACATAATTAATCGGTCTTGAGATATCCCGTAGGTTTCTCCGTGACCTAAGTCAACGATGTTCTCAGGTTTAAAAACCTCTGCCCCTGGGAAGTACCCTTTAAACTCAAAATAAGGCATCTTCCCGACCATTAAGGCATAGTATTGAGGTATTGACTTAGATTTCCACTTACCTACCAAAAGCATCCCGTCTAACTTCTTTGTGGTTTTTACATCAATAAACCCGAACTCATTTAAAAAGCAATCAAATGGCATCGGTTGCTCAATGCTCATATCAGGGTAGATGTTTTTTAGTTTACAAAATGCAAACTCCCCAGCAGTACCTTCAAGGTTGATTTGTAAGTCATCCCCACCTCCCATCTTAAAAGACCTGCTTCCCCTATCTATGTTTTGCAAATGCCTTGCTTTTGCTATTTCCTTAACAATAACTTGCTCTTGGTAATTTAAAGTAACTTTCATTGTGATTTGATTTAAATGGGTGAGGTTGTTACACCCCACCCGTTAAGATTTAGAATGGGGCATCCCCGTAATCATCATTTTGAGCAGGTTTGCTACCACCTGCCATAAACTTGGCATTCCCTAAGATAGTACCCTTCTGTCCTGCTTCCCTTTCCTCTTTAGTAATGGATTCAACGATAAACCCATTGTTTCCATACTGGTCGGTTTCTTCTTTGAGGAATAAGGTTGCAGATAGGTACTGACCCTTTTTGCCCTTGTAAAGTCTTTTGGCATTAATTTTACTTACATCAATTGAAAGGCTGATTAACTTTTGCATATTTGTTTTATTTACTGAGTTGAATTTTGAATGTCGATGATGCGGACTTGATAGGTAAATCCCCTTTGTGATAGGTCCTTTCCTTGTCCTCAATCTCCTTTTGTTGTTCCTTTAATACCTTGATTTGTTCTTCAAGTTCGGTCCACCCTGGGAGGTCGGAATAATCATACTTGATGGTAACCATTTCGGAAACTGATGCACCAAGCACCTCTGCCTTACCTTTTGGATGCTTTGTTAATTCTGTTAGAACATTGTCGGTTATTCGGGTCTTTACCGATTTAACTAATTGTTCCAAGCAGTTGAACTTAATAGCAAGTTCCAATGGGTCAACCAAACCCTCATTAACTTGCTCTTGGATGCTATCTGCTACCAGTTCAATGCCGAACTTACTCGGTGCAATGTCTGCTATTTTAAGGTCATTTAGTGCTAAGGAGTTCATTTTTCTTGGTTTTAAGTTCTTGTTTTACAAAAGCATTCGTTTCTACTTTGTGCTTGTTTGCTTCATAAATCTGCTTCAGTTCTGTAACGCTTTCCGCTTTCTTTATGGCAATCATTAACCTACCAATACTTAACTGCTCATCTTCCTCAATAACCTCTACCGCTTCAACCTCCATTTGTGGCAATGCTTCAACCATTGTCTGCAATGCCACTGTGGTTGCATTAGGGATTGATTCTGCCTCTGATTCATCCAAGACACCTAAACCTAAGAGGTCAAGGGTTGCCCTCCGTTTTGCCTTTGTTTCTGCCTTCATAATGGCATTAGCATAAGCCTCACCTTTAAGACCTTGAATGTTTACTGCCCCTATGGATTCAGTACACCTACCATCAGGAAGGGATGCCTTGCTTGTTACAATGTAAACCCCTGCTTCTTGGTTGGTATCTCTTGAGGTAATTAAGTGAGAAACTTTGTGCAGTTTGTTAAGTTGTTGAGTACCTGACCTTGTGCAGTATAGCACCTCTTTGCCATTAAGCCTAAGTATGTCAAAAGGTTTGGTAAATGGGTCAAGTCCCATCCTTTCGCAATACCCGTTATAATACTTAACCTTGTCGTTTGCCGACAACTTGCTCAAGTCCCCCTGAAGGATTAGCTGATTCGCAATGGATGTCTGTTGGTTCTGATTCTGATTCATTTTGTTGTGATTTGATATGATAAGGAAATGGTTTCTCTATTCTGAAAGGTGAGGAATTTTGCATCGTAGATTTTTGGGTAATGAATATTTCCCAGTCTTTAATGGATTTCAACCCATAAAAATAATACCATTGATGCCTCTGCCGTTCTATGCTTTCATGACATCTTAAAGGGTAAGCCGTTGCTCTAACTTCGCCCCTAACCTCTAAGGTCATCTCTATTCTGTCATAGTACATAATCTTCCTGCTTTAGTTTTTCAATAGCATAATTCTCAATGCACCTTCTTTCTATAAGTTCATAAAGGTCTTGCTTATACTCAGGCAAAAAGTGAAAGCACCAATACCCAGGAGATGTAATTGTTTCAACTCTAACATCCCAAGAATCATCTACAATATTTACAGTTGCATAAACAGAGATGCTGATGTCAATGGTTGAGTTAACCCATTCTTTTGGTAATTTTAAAAAAATAGAAGTAGTCATGTGATTTGATTTTAGTTAAAGTTAAGAAATTTTGTCTAATGTTTCAAATAAAAGTTGCATTGTTTGAAGCCTAACCTTGCCAGTTTTCTCTGCTCTGTTAATGGTTGCAAGTGAGATACCTGAGATAGATGCAAGTTTTTCTTGGGTTACATCCTTTGCCCTTCTGATTTTTCTGAGTTCTTCTTTAGTCATTGTTTTGGTTTTGATTATTGTTAGTGTACTTGTTTAAATCTACATCGGGCATTATGATTGACCTTACCCATCCCATTGCTCTAAACTGCTCAACGCTTGTGCTAAGATAGTGGACCGCTTCGCCCGAATAAATCATGGCATCTATTAACTCCCCGAGAAGTTTGTGCCGTTCATAAGTGTTTAGGTCGCCCCATTTTGGTAGTTGGTTCATGTGATTTAATTTTAAAGGTTATCTGCAAAGCAGAATGCAAGACAAAGAATGATGATAATGATGGTTTGAATAGTTGACTTTTTCATATTAAATCATTTCAATTTTGTAACCCAAGAAAAGATATTTATTGATTTTGTTGTTCAAGACAATATCATTGAACTCTGTTTGAGGAATTAAGATAGTAACCCAGTTTGTGGTCATTCCTTCTTTGTAGATTTTAAATGCTTTAATCATTTTGATTTGTTTTTACCAAACAAAAACCCCCAAAGTAGAAACTCCAGGGGTTCAAATCACATTAAAACTTTAAAAATCAACAGTCTATGTCATTAGTAAATAGCGTTTCATGCATGGATTTTACCGAAAATTCAAGCATTTCAAAACAAAGTTTCTTTAGTTCTTGGACCTTTTCCACCTCCTCTTTGGTCATAGGATTGGAAGATTCAAGCATAGTTAGGACCTCAACGGAGGCAGATATGTACTCGGGGTAACTATACCCTTCCGCTTCCTCTACTTCTTCAACCTCATCCGATTCTCCTAAAATAAGGTCCTGCTCCATAATTAAAGGATTTTACCCTTATGGATTCTTTTGTTCCTTACTTCAAAGTTCTGACCATCTACATCTACCAAAGCGAATCCGTGATTCCATTTGTTAATGGGAAGGTATGCGGGATGCAGTTCGCACAAGCAACCTAAGGACCAGGTGGTAGTTAGTTCCCCATTCATATTGCTTTCAGAATGTTCTGAGGTTTGGTGATTGTGTCCTTGCATAGCAGATACCTTACCCCGTAGGAATAACCCCCTGGCAATGTTTACCGGACTAAATACCGAACCGCCAAATTCGTGACCATGTATAATATTCAAGTCCCCTGCTTTCATTATCCGCTTGTCCTTGATAATCTCAATACCTTCTGCCCTTGCTTTAAGTATATTCTCAATCTCAAATTCCTCAACCCCGACCAGTTCATGTGCCTTCATCCAAAGAAAATGCTCATACCTTTCACAATGGTTTCCCATCTTGTAATAGATTTTAGCATTAAAAGTCTTTTTAAGAATCTCCATAAAGTCCTTGAAGATTGCCAACTCACTTGCTATTGACCTTTTCTTGGGGTCTTTCATAAACCTACTCAACCCAAAAAAGTCAAGTGTATCACCATTCAAAAGTATGGCATCAGGCTTTTCGCCTTTCGCAAAATCAAAAGCACAAGTCAATGCCTCAATGTTGTGATAAGGGATGTGGATGTCGGAAAGAACCAACAACCTCTTTGCTTTTAGGTCATAAGGTTCGTAAATTGCCTCATCCGATTCGGGGAGGTTGTATGGATTTTTAGGTCTTTCGGGCATATCAATACTTTTTATTATTCTTTTTGGATTACCCATTTTATGCTCAATTGCTCTTAGTGCTGTCCTTGCATGGTCAACTCCACTAAAAAACAAAGGATTATCATTGTACATAATCCTTGCTAATTTTAAAGTAGGCATTTCATTTCCATACTTTTTGCGATATTCCCTTGCTACATTTACTTTTTTCATTTAAAGTAAAGGTTTGCCTCTGCTTCCCTTCTCCTTGTCAGACCTGCAAGTACCTTACCACCTGCTTTGTTCCATTTTAGGAACTCTGCCCTTATGCTTGGATCGTTATGATTGGCATTGACCTTTTTTAGTAGTGTTGACTTTTGCAAGTTCAATTATATGCAAATGATGTCAATGCTCCGAATTGGTTAGGCGTTACATTTGATGTAACTAATTTGGCAACTTTAGCAGAAAAGTCATTTGCTATTATTTCAAACAAATCCTCTGCCTTTTGCTGAGATATTGCATTTCCTGCAACAACTGGTGTACCATCCTCAAAGAATGTATTGCCATATCCAATTGTCCACTTCTTAGCAGAGCATTGATAGGCTTTTAACTTACATCCTTCAAAATACTTAATTAGATCAGCACCTTCTTTGTTCAGTTTCATAGTTTAGATTTTATGTAAAAGTATGCACCCATCATTCCAATCAATAAGAATATCCATAATTGCCTTTTCTTTGCCTTTCCTTGCCATTCGTTCAATTCATACGTTAAACGTGCTGAATCAGCTTGTAATAACCTCACACGGGCATTATCAACAATGAAGGACTTGATGGTATCGTGAATCGTTACTGATTTGACTATATCTCTTGTTTTCCACTTGGTAATGTAGGTTGTATCATTTAGTACATAGGTATCAGTAAGCGTATCAATCCTTACCAAAGTATCTAACTCAACAAGTGTATCTGATGTAGTGATAAATGTAGTATCATTTGCACACCATCCACCTTTAACCACAACCTTTGCGACTTCTTCAAGCTTCTCTTGGTCACGCAAAACTTGCTTAACTGGGTTGCATCCGATAAATAGCATCAATAAAAGTAAGTATCTCATATTATTTTTTTTCATCTTGCGTTGCGTACTTAATACCCATAATTGTACCAACTATTGAAAAGGCATTTGTAAGAAGTACGCTGAACATATTTGACCAGGTTGACCCGATTATCTGCGTGTCCTTATTTGATAGTATTGCGAAGGAGTACATAATTGTAGTGATAAACCCAACGCTTATAATAACCGCTAAAGCACACTTAACAATCGTTTTGATTAATTCGTTTTGACTTTTCTTTAAGGTTGCATCCAAGTCCTCTAACGCAGCGTTTTTCTCAATCTCAATAGCTTCCCTTAACTTATTACTATTGTCTAATTCCTTTTGCAAAGTCTTAGACAGCTCGTTTATTTTGTTCTTACTTTCAACAGTTTCGCTGATGTCAGTCGCTATCTTCATCACCTTTGTTATAACACCTGCTTCATCAAAGATGGGGTTGTATGTCGCTTGTAAGTAGATAGGTGAACCATCTATCTTCTTTCTCTCAAACTCCCCTTCAAAGAACTTTCCTGCTCTTAATGTTTCCCAAAACTTAACATACTCATCAGACTTGCTATATTCATAGCTGACAAAGATGCTATGATGCTTACCGATTAACTTATCGTGTTCATCCTCTTGAAATCCCATTGCTTTTAAAAAGATGGCATTTACACCAAGAATGAATCCGTTTAGGTCAAAGTAAATAATCGCATTGCTACGATTAATTGCCTCCATCCTACTTAGGAGTTCTTCCTTACTTAGGTTCTTCATCTTTTTTCTTGAAGATAGTTTGCACCGCAGAGATACCCAAAGCACCTATTGCGACCGCAGTCACGCACTCAACAAGTATTGTTGATGGTGCGATATGCTCCTCGCTAAAACTATTCCAAAGCAAGGTGATGCAAAGGAATATTGTCGCTAAGATACCTGCGAAGCGTTTGCTACTAAGTTTCCCATCTTCAGCAAGTAAACTCCAAATAAAATTCTTTATCATTTCTTCAATTCTTTATATAACCTAACTAAATTATACACTATGGTTGTTAACCCCGCCAAAATAGCAACGACCACACCGACCTCGCTGAGGGCAATATCTGCCCACACCTTAATCAGTATAGTCGCTACACACATTCCAATAGACTTGCTATCCATTTTCTGCTTTCTCTTTTTGAAGTTCCTCTGCAATCTTTTGGTTAACCTCTTGCAATTGCTTCTGCAAGTATTCCAAATTACTTAAAATGTCGTAAGCAGCTGCTTTTAATTCAATAAGTGTCATAGTATTTAATTTATACAAATTTATATATTATTTGTCATCCAAGGAAGCGGAAGTGATACTTCTTTTGGGTTCTTTTGGTTCTCAATTTGGGCATCAAGTGATGCATCAATTGCTACCACATCAAGTCCGCTTTCCAACCATCCTTCAACGATTGCTTGTGTCAGGTCAGCGTAAGGAGTGAAGTTGTCGGGTGATGGGGAAGGGATGCTCTGAGCACCATAGGTCTCAGCGAACCAAGTCTTGTCGCCATCAATCTGCTCTGCTTGTCTTCTCCAATGTACGGTGAACACCACATCAGTTAGATTGTCAGCAGTTGTTGGGTATTCATTCATTTGCGAAATAATCCATTTGTAAGTTGTTGCCATTTTTATTTGCTTTTATTGTTATATGTTTCGTTGTAATATTGTTCACCTTCATCAAATGCTTTTCCTTCAATCCAAATGCCTTCATTATGAGCATTTATAATCTGCTGTTTCTCCATTTCTTTTGCCTCATTTTTTAAATGCTCTAAAAAGTTTCTATCACTAATTTCTACTATTTGATATAACTTATTTACTATCCAATCAACTGCTGTTTGTGTATGCATTTTATTTTCTTTTATACAATTTTCAGAGTTCCTCCATCATTCCAAATATCTCCTGCTGAAAGACCTGTTGCGGAGGTTGGGAGACTTGAGAAGTTAATTTTTCCATCTGATTTAATACTTAATGCGTTAATCCAAGAAATTGTATTTCCAGCAGTTCCGCTTGATGCAACACTAAAAATTAATCCATCTCCACTTGCTATTTTGGCAGCATAATTTGATAAATAATATTTCCAACCACCATTATATGTTGTATTAAAAGTTAATTGAGCATCACCATTTAAACCATCAACATTAATATCAAGTGTTCTATTATTGCCACTACCATAATATGCCCTAAATGCTAAACCTCCTACTTGAGTTATTTCCATTTTGGCATTAGCAGTAGTTCCACCCAAAGCAAGATTCCCCCCACTTGTGATGCGGAGGCGTTCGGTGTTATTAGTACCAAAAGCTAAATCATCACTTCCGCCAGTATTTATTCTTGCGAGTTCTGTGTGTAAAACAAAAGATAATGATGCTTGATTTTCATCAGTCAAAACTAAAGCAGTTCTTGCTGTTGATACAGCATTTGCTACCGCTATTGTTGCTCTTGATGTGCCAGTAGTTGTACCCAATTGAAGATTCCCACTCGCATCAAGCGTCATCGCTTGGGTGAATGAGATTGCGTTACCTGCGGTGCCGCTATCAGCAATATACCAAATGTGTGAACTATCACCTAATTGATACATTGATGCTGCCCTTGTTGCCTTATATATGTAATTAGTACCGTTGTTGTATGCGTTACTTAGTATTCTTGTGATACCTGTTGAACCTGGATTCCAAATTGCAGAACCGCTACCAATATCAAAACCAAATGTTCCACTTCCCCACGCACTCGGCACTACTCCGAGACCGAGGTTGCCAGAGGCATTAAGTCTCATGCGTTCACTAGCACCCATATAAAAAGTCATTGCACTGAATGAACCTGTATATGATTGTGCTATTCTTAATTCTTGAATATTTGCATCCTGCTGAATAAAACCATTAACTCCTAAATTCCATCTTGAAGTATATGCATCTGGATATGAAGTGTAAAATCTATTAAATGTACCCGTATAGACATCTAATTGTCCTAAGGGCGATGTCGTGCCGATGCCAACATTACCAGAGGCATTAATCCTCATCCTTTCGGAATTAGCAGTACCTAAAGCAATTGAATTGTCGGCAGGTCTAAATATGAAAGCATCAGCAGTTGGAGCAGATTGGTTAGAACGGAATATGTGTAAGTCTGAACGACTTGTTCCTGCCACATCAAGAAGGTATGAGGGAGATGTCGTGCCGATGCCTAA